CCCCACCGAGCTTGATCGGCTCGTCGAGGATAGTGGTCTCGAGCTCGCCCTTCTTGGCAAGCGGCCCAAGTCCACCAATGGCCATGCTCTCCTCGTACGCACGAGCGGAGTTCGCCACGTTCACATACCGGCGATACTCCTCTGGACGCTCGCGATACCGTCCGTAGGTGGAGAGATTGAGTCCTGGGGCCAACAGGAAGGCCATCTGGCCGCGAACAATCGGCGTCATTATGCCTCCCTTAGAAAATCTGGACGTTAGCCGCCAGGAACGTCACCAGTACCTCTGGCACGTTCTCAGGCGAGTTGGTGAGACGACCAACCAGCTTCAAACGCGCCGAAGCCGCGGTCTTGGCGAAATCCACCACCCAGTCGCCACCAGTCAGACGCGTCACCCCGTAGGTGCCGCCATCCGCTGCGGGAAGGGTGCCCTGGTAGGTAGCCCGCCAAACCACCTCATCCTGCACCAGCTCGATCTTCATGATCCCCGGCGGAAACTCCACCGAGCCGAACCTTGAGCCAATCCCGGTATCCGCCCCAGCGCCAGTGAGCGCAATTCCAGCAATTGCCGCCGGATCTGCACCACACTCAGCGATGAGTGCCGAGCCGTCGATCAGACACAGTGCACCCTGCCGAAACGTCTGCGCAGCGGCCAGTGGCTTCTCGACAACCTTCGGGATACTTTGAGACTTGGCCCGAGCAAGTTTGAACATTACTCGTCCCTCTCGTTAAGGATTCGAACCTTGCGTGCTCTTGCACGCTTCTTGAACTGCTTCTTAGGAGCAGTCAAGCGACTGTTGGCTTGCCTGTTTTCTTTACGCTTCCTCTGACGCCACTCTCCCAAGTCGCAGGACATCAGCACTACGTCTTGGATCCACATATAGCCGTCCCCCTTGTCGTCCAGGTAGGCTGCTCTGGTCTTTACACCTCCTTCCTTAGTCTCGAACCTATACCCCCTGATCTTGGCATTCGCCACAGATCGTGGTCTTCCTGCTACCCACCGATAGTGCCGATCCGGCTCGGTGGTCTCGGAGTCTAGCTCCAGCAAGCTACTGATGTTGTCGTGCGCCCGCTCGCGGACGTCGACCTTCGGAAGCGGGGGCTTATCCGACATGGTAACCGGCCCCCATTCCCTGAATATACTGCTGATCACTCATCCCGAAACGCCGAGCAGCCTCACGCTGCTGAGGACTCAGCTGGATGCCATCCACTGGACCACCCTGCGCTCCCTGCATCATCACCGCACTCGGAGACTCCGTGAAGAACGCCGGCGCAGACGCTGGCTGCCACGGTAGGTTCGTCTGCTGCTGCTGAGGTGCCTGCTGCTGTCCAGGATACCCAGCCGGCAACTGCGGCTGTCCCTGCTGCCGCTGCTGCGGCTGACCACCAGTCTGGATCGGCTGACCACTCATGATCCTCTCACCCACCACCTGCTGAAGAGCCATCCTCCACGCGGCGGGATTTGCCAAGGTCTGAGCTGGCAGACCCTGGAGACGTTGGATCACCTCCCCTTCGAGTTGAGCGAACTCCGGATGCATCTGCGCCACAGTTGTGCGAGCCTGCTGAATCTGTGCCTCGGCCGTCTGCTCAAGCACCGGCTGGAGCATCGGAGTCACGATTCGCTGAATTGCACGCTCCACTGCAGCTTCGGGGTCTGCAAAGAAGTTCGACGCGGGACGCTGAGCTGGAATCTGGGGCTGAGCCTGGGGTTGCGGTTGCTGCTGTGGCTGCTGCTGCCGCCCCTGAGCCTGCTGCTGAACAGTGTACTGCCTCATCGCTCCATAAATACCGAGCGCTTCCTGCATCGTCTTTCCCTGCAACTCCTGCGGCAACCCAGGGCCAAACAACCTGCCCTGCTGGTCGAACTGAATAGCCTGGGCCGGGGCTCTCTGGGGCTGCTGCTGTTGCTGAGGGTACCCCTGCGGCGCCATCTGCGGCTGCGGCTGCTGAGGCTGCGGCTGGATCGGCTGCCCACCCTGCCACGCAGGAGCGTACTGTGGCGCCTGGGGAGCTGGCTGCTGCTGAGGTGGGAAGTATGGAGCTGGCATCGTGTACGCAGGCTCAGGCATCACGTTCTGAGTAAACGGTACCTGAGGCTGAGGGGGCTGCTGCGGTGGCTGCTGCTGATACTGCTGTGGGAGGACAGGCTGCTGTTGCTGAAACTGCGGCTGCTGTCCTGGAAATCCCTGTTGACCGTTAGGCGCCGGTCGGAAGGGAACAGTCATGCGCTACCTCCTGAGGGTTTTGGTGCTCTATTAAGAAGCGTTTGGTACATTCCCAGCACCTGCGTGTACGCTTGCACTTCGCCTTGCATCCTGAAAATCTTAGGCAACTCTTCCGAAGTCAGGAGTACCTTGCCCGATGAGTCCTGCAGCTCCTTGACCGCCCGGAGGAAGAGCCTGAACCCCTGGTGGTCCGCCAGACTGCGCACCCATTGGCGGTCCTCCGTTGAGAGCGCCTGCGAGAGAATTGAATCCTTGCTGTCCGGCACCGATCAGCTCCTGAATGTTGGGCACAATCTCGTCGACGTCTTGCACTTCCTGGAGGTCAAGAATGCGCCGCATAAGGATAGCTCCACCCTTAGCTGCGTCCATTGCGATCTGTTGGATGACTGGATGAACCATCGGGTTGGTGGCAATCTGCGCGGCCTGGATGATCTGCATGTAGAATTGGGTCACCTGCTGCATGATCATCATATTGGAGCGCAGCTCCACCTGCTTGTTGTTGCTAGCGCTGGCAGCACTAACATCAACAGCCACCCCGGCCCTAATCAACTCCATCGGAAACGCAAGGACTTTTGCCACGTACTCCCCATCTTTGGGACCCATCGCCAGATACGGCTTCCCTCCCTGGTTGAACTGTTGGTAAAGCTCCGACACCCTGATGCCCACCTGAGAGAGGCACCGCCTGTTCTCCCGAATGGACTGGTCAATCCGCTTGCTCCCCTCCCTCAACTGCTGCATCGCTACAGTCGCCGGCGCGTAGTTGGAGGAGGCGCTGTCGTTCCCTGCCACCCAATCATTCACCCCATCCCTCTGGCGGGCGTATTGCAGGGTCATCTGCTCCTGCGTGATGTCCTGCGCCAGCGGCGACCCGAGCTGGAGAGTCTTGATCTCGTTCAAATCATCAACTAGCAGAATCCTCCCGGGGAACAGCGGCTCATCTTGCTTAATGTTGCCATTCTTCAGCGCCACGAAGATCGCAGCGTTAGCCACGCTGTAAGAGTCGATCCGCTGGTTGTGCATCGTGCTGATTTCGTCCTGGAAGGTGGCCAGCATCTCACACACCCCAATCCCGTAGAACCTCTTCTCAACCCTCGTGTAGCGGGAGTAGTCGTAGGGCTTCTCTTGGTTGAAGAACGGGTTGAAGTCCACCCTCAACAGTGTGCGGCTGTCAGGATGAAGCGTCACAACGATGGCCTCATCTTCCCCATCTGCGTCGATATCCCAATCCAGCCAAAACTCAAAGATATCGAACTTGTCCCCTCGGTCAGGAATATAGCTATCAAGTCTGTCGAGGTTCTGCTCTACGATTGACCCCCTGCTCCTCGCCCAGCTCTCCCCAAGCTTCTCCACGTTTGCGTAGATACCAGACCTCGCTCGGTTGAGCATCTGGACCCAGTTGAGTGGAATCTTCTCAGCGCACCAAGGAGCGGACTGCAGGTCTGAGTAACCAGCCGGAACGAAGAAGTTCCAGAGTGAGACATGACTGACCTGGGGGCGGTCATGGAGGAGAAGTCTAGCTTGCCGCTCCAAGGTGGTGATGCTTCCATCCGGAGCCGCCACTTCACGAAACTCGTACACCTTTTTGTAGTCACGTTGGTACCTGGTCTTCAGCACACCGGTCCCGAGCTTGATCGTCTCCAGCAGCCAATCAGCCACCGGATCGTAGAGCTGCAACTCATGCTCTTGCGCCCACCCTAAGAACTCCTCAAGCCGTGGGGCAAACTCCACCATATCCGGCCTTGTTGCGCGGCAAGTCCAGACATTCTCCGTCGCGAAGTACATCCCCATCAACCTCGCATAGATGGTGTCCACATCAGTGGGCACGATCGGAATAACGAGGTTGGAGCTCCTCGGGAACGGGTAGTTATTCTCCGCACACAACGGCTCGGCCTTGTACGACTCGTGGTACCTAATCCACTTCTGCTCCAAAGATCTGCGGCTGGCTTGAGCGCGCAACAGCTCGGCGACTAGGTAGTCGACCAGCTTGCTAACCGAAGCCGCATTGACCAGTTGCGCGGGAATCATCTAAAGCTCTGAGCCTCTCTCGTAGTCGTTTGGAGCCGATGGAGGGGTGAGGCGTTGCGTCTCTTTCTTGTCCTGCTTCACCAGCACCGACTTGGTGGCATCTCCGGGGTTGACCTTTTTGCTAATTGCACGGTGCAAATAGGCATACACACCCAACATGATGCCGGTCACCTGCTCCTGATCCAGCGTGAGCCCGTGCTTTGCGGCCTCGCCCACTGCGTAGGCGCCAGCCACACCAGCCACACGAGGGCCCCAGATCGACAACATCGCCTTCAGCGTTTCCGTGTTCATCTGTACCTCAGGGTTTCGATGTAACGGGAGCAATCAATCTGCGCTACAGCTAGCTCCCTGCGGGTTTTGGGATCCAGACACCGTACTGCAATTAGTACGTCGAGCTTGAGCTGGATGCTGTCTCGCTCAGCCTGGGTTGCTCGATTTTCTTTCGCGTGTTCTTCAGCCACGCGGCTATTCTCAATCTTGACGGCTTCAATTCTGGCTGACAGCTCTTTATAGGTCTGGGCCGGGGTTTTGAAGTCGAAGCCAAGAGCAACCAGAGCCCCACCGACCAACCATATGAGCGGACGATACTTATCCCAAACGTAACCAATTCGGATAAGGAGGCTCCTGTCCTCTGCACGAGTTCTAACAATGTATTCATCAGTTACCCCCAGCTCTGCCTGCTGCCTCCGGTGGACCATCTCTTGATCCTCCGGTGACTTGTGGTCTATGTGTCTTGGAGTCATCTCGGGGTAGCTGGTTGAGAGCCATAGCCTGTAGTGGGGTTACGTCGGTTGAGGAGCATCTTTACCACCTTAGTGTTGGTGGCATTCTCTTCCGTGGACTGCGGTTTCCGCCAGTACTTTGGGGCGTAGCTTAGGGCGTCGATCTGGTCATCGTTTTTGACGTCGGGGTAGTTTTTGATCTGATGGATGAGGGTGGTCTGTGATGCGAGCACAAACAACTGCCGAGAGGCAAGGATTGGCTCCAGCGCGGTGCGGATGCGATCCTCTTTGTTCACGTTCCCGTGCTTCCCGTCCTCGACATGGAAGTACAACCCCTCCTTCCTCATCTTCTTCTCGAAGTAGAAGCGGGTGTTCTGCTGTCCTGCTTTCTCGATCACCACTACCCTCGGCCGCCACCTCACTGCCGCCTCAAAGATCTCGTCAATGAACTCATCAGGGGTCCATCTGCTGGACTTCGCCTTCAACGCAAACACATCTTCGTCTGGGGCTTGCCCAGTTACCACCAGAGCCGCCTCATCGGGGGCGGTCTTAGACCCGCCGTTCGGGTCCACTGTGAGGACTCTATCCAGATCGGTCCAGTGCCACTTCTGAAGCACCTTATCCCGCCAGAACCTCACATTCCCGTCATTGTCGAACTTGAAGTACTTAAGGTCCGCCTCCGAGAAGTCCAGCGTCATCTCGCTGGTGGGGTCGTTCATGTACTGCGCGGACCAGATGTCCGGAGTCTCCTCCATGATCCGTCGGAGGAACCGCCAGTCGAACTTCTCGGGGTACAGAATCTCACCGTTCTTGTTCAACATCGAGCGGGTGAACACATGCAAGTCGCCACCAGACTCCGCCAGTTTGTAGCGGTCGATGATGTCCTGATAGGCGTCATTCCTGCCCCACCTCGTACCAGTCCATTCAATCACCGTACTGAACGCGTCGATGGAGAGGGACTCAATGTTCCTATTCCAATTGATTGCGGCTTTTAGGACCGCCGGAGACTTCTTCGCCTCAAGGCCGATCATATCGTCGACCTTAATATGCGAGAAGTGCTTCGATGTAGCCGCACCGCCAACTCCCAGCGGCAACCACGTGGGTTCCTTGTACGAGGTTGACCGTGGGAGGGTGGCGGATTGGCCGCTCCAGTCGATTCCGGGTCCACTGAAGCGAGAGTGGATCAAGTGCGGGAACAGCGTTTGGAGGAACTTGTTCTTCTCAAACTGCGCCCTGATCGTTGCCAGGAACGCTTTGGAGTTATCCAGCACCTCATTGATGATAAGGATACGAGCGTTGTCTGGTTGATCGCAAGCAATCCGCACCGAGTCTGCCTCAGTAGCGATCGAGCTCTTCAAAGTGCCGCGAGGCATCAGTTGGAGCTTGCGATCCCACTCCTCATTCTGTACGAACTTGCAGAACGCTCCATGAGTGGCGACAGTGAGGTCCTTATACCCCATCACCCCCTTCGCCATGAAGTACAACTGCTTGCGTGCGCGGAGCGCCAGCTTCTTAATCTGGCTGTCTGGAAGGCCCTTCAACTCCTCCAGCCGCTCCTCGTCCACCTGTGGGGCCCACCTAGCCTCAGGCTGCACCACCAACCCCGGCTCAACCTGGGTTTCGCTCATCGTAGAAGGCCCTCACCATTGCCATGAATCGTGGCCAGGGGAAGAATGGGCCAGGATCGGTGTGCGTGCTGATCTTATATACGGTGGTAATCTGGTCGTGGCCCACAATCCCAGCTTTGCCGGCTAGCAACTGCTGATTGGTGAGCTTTACAGGAGGGAGCTCGTACTTTAGGCAATACTGCGCTGCTGCATCTGCCCCAAGGGCCAAGCAAGCTATCGAGTAGTGATCCAGCCAATCGCTCTTCTTCTGAGCCCCATAGCCAGCCAACTCAATATGGATGGCGTCGTCATTGCCCCCACCAGCCCCATACGCGATGTACGAATCCTTCACACATTGCACAATAGAGTTGTTGTCAACGCAGATATGCGCACTGCTTGGATAGTCCGGGTTCTGGAAGTATCTGGCCACGTTCTCGGCCGTCTTGTCCAGCTCCGGCGCTTCCATATCGTGAATCGTCACCAGCCGAGTCTTGGCCCTCTTCTTCCCAATGTACTTCGCAGGAACGTAGGGCCAAATCTGAGTTTCAAATTTGATACTCATGCGGTCTTCCTCTCAGGCTCCTGAACTGGGACAAGCTGGCGGCCAGTGGGAGGCTCACTGACGTCCTCTGGGGTGCCAATCCCTACACCAGCTTGACCCATGTCGTTCAAGACTTCAAAGTCCGCTTCCTCAACTTCCATACTCTCACGAAGAGCGTCGTTCAAGACCTGAGCCTGGGCAGCCGGCATCTCGACCTTATGAGACACCTCGGTCTTCTGCACTGCCCCATACCCAGCTCGGTCCAGGAGCTTAAAAGCAACCTTCTCCCTCACCTCGTCCTTCGCCGTCCTCATCAGCACAAGGGCCGTGTCCAGGGCCTCACCCGCATGCGCCTGAATCCTGGCCTTCACGTCGAGCAGATTCTCGGCTTGATAACTGATCAAATGAGAGAGGAAGTACTCTGCATCTGGGTGATTCACAATCACCGAGACACGAGCCTGCGTCAAGTTCATCCGCTCAGCGATCTGGTGGTTCTTGTACCCAGCTGCCTTCATGATCAGCATCTGGATGTGCATGGGCTTCAGCTTGAGGTTCTCCCAATACTTTAGGGATCGGCCTCTGGCTACTGACCCACTCATCAGCTCTACCATCGCATTCTGCATGCGATCTTCCCTAGCTTCGCCGCTGAAATGCTCGTTGATATCTTCCTTGCTTGGCTCGTCGGCCTCAGGAGGAAGCTTTATCTCAGCCAAAGGTTCGTAAATCATCACCTTGCTCCACGTCTCCGCCAAGTCCTCCGGCGGAGGCTTGAGTCGACATCTAGGTCACCTGTGAGGGTTACGGCGTGTAGGATGCCTGGCAGCCCTGGAGCCGCAAAGCTCAACACTACCGTCCCGTCTCCGTCAATGATTAGGCCAGTAAATAGCGACACCGCCGGCCCTAGCCCACCGTGGTCCGCCGTGGCTTGGGAGTTGCCGGTCAGAATCTCACCCTCCCCACTCGCTACTCCCGCGGTAATGAGGATGGGGTAGTCATCAAACTGATTGCCATGCTGATCCTCAACCGTCACCCCAATAGGCAACCCAAACGGTGCCCTCGAGGTCACCACCGGGCTTCCTGCCTGCACAATCGCAAGCGCAAACGGTATCGGTGGGTCTGGATCGGGAGGGATAATCACTCCCAACCCTGCGAATGTCTTCGGCTCAAACGCTCTTGGTAGTCCGAACGTCCGAGGGAGGGAGTAGGATTTCAGCATTAGCCCACCTAGGCGATGACGACGGAGGTGCGATTAGCGCCGTCGTTGTTCACAGTGTGAGTGGTGACGTTATTGGCGGGGGTCTTGAAGATCTCCGCCACTGTGCCTGCTCCAGCCGTCGGACCAGCAACCCCAGACACCAGCACTCCCATCAGCTCCGCAAAGGTCTTATTCTGGTAGTTCGCGCCGAAGGCCCGAGCGAACACCCCTGTCACGATCTCAGTCACTGCATCGGCTGCTAGTGCGGAGGCGTTCACGGAGTCCACAGCAAGCGTCATCGCCGATCCCACAGCGGCAGGTGCCACAGGAAGGTTGTCTGTCTTAGCCTTAATCGCGGAAATCTCCGTATCAAGGAAGTCATCCACGATGTTCAGGGCTGCCGCAGTCGCCAACCCAGCCTGAATCTCCGCCACTGCATCAGCTGCCAGAGCAGCCGCATCCACTGCGTTAGCCGCAAACGACGCCGCTGTGATGCCACCTGCTGAGATCGGGAGCGAGGTAGCAGGGGAGTCAAACGACTCCAGCGGTCCAATCGTCGCCTCCACTTTGGTGAGGGCACAGCCCGCAGGGGTGAGGTACCCTCTAACCCACCCAAGCGCAGTGTTCGACTCCGCCTGAGTGAGTTCGACGTAATACTCCCCATTGACCCCGTTCACCTTCACGATGTCGTTCGTGGAGGCTGCCGGCGCCGCTCCATTGAAGGTGAGATTAACCTTCACCCCCGTCACCACAATATCCTCAGGAGTCACCAAATCGGTGGCGTCAACCAAGGAGAACGGGATCCTTCGGAGAGCGGCTGTAGCCGTATTCTTGGGAATGAGAACAGACATGCCGTGCTCCTTAACGAGTTGAGGTGTCGGTTGTGAGGAGAAGCTGCTTCTGACGATACTTGGCCTTCACACCAGCAGTGGGCCCGCCACCTCCCCCACCTGCAAACTGCACCGCACCTCTATCAGTCCCATCGTGGCCCGAACTCTGATTTGCGGCTGCCGTCGAGGCCCAACCTGCCATGATCCAGTCAATCGCTGCGGTCGTAGTGAAGCCCGCGATCGCCCCTGCATCGTCGTTCCGCCTTGAGAAGCGATCTAGCACGTCTGCCCAAGTCGCCACTGTGGGGTCGATCGTTTGAGCCCAAGTTAGCAGCTTCCTGGTGGTGTCAACAAACGTAGGGTTGACGTTGAGATCACTTGCACCGGGCACCGTTGAGTAGGTGGTAGGCGCCGAGACCGAGCGATCGTACAGCACTCCGGTGAGGTTCCACCAAGAGTTGTGACTGCATACTCCGTAGGTACCAGCAACTGGGTTGGTGGATGCATGCCATTTGGTGATCCAGCCCGCTCCATTTACCATCCGATAGATGATGTTGGATTTGATGGAGGGGAACAATCCACCTCCATAGCCGGTGTTGTTCTCTCCACCAACACCCATCGTCTGGGTGGTGGCGTCATCGCCAGGGTAGGTGCAGTGCTCTACAGTGGCGGTGGTGTACTGCACCGTGCCGCCGTTGTCAGCTCCACCAGCAAACGAACTATTGACGAACGCCCCAGGGCTAATACCTGAGGTGTCCGGCAGGACCAGGATGTTCCTAAAAGCTGCGGCCTTCCGAATCCCATTCCGTGGCTCCAGCTGGAAGATATCCCCACCCGAGCCACCCGAGGCATCCCCTGCCTCAACTACCGCAGTGTCCCAGGTGCAGTTGCTCTTGATCTGATCAAGCCAATGGCCGTTCCCAAGGCCGCCAATTCTGAGCAGGAGGGAGCGGTTTAGCGTTCCACCCGGCCCTGTCGAGCCTCCGCCAGTAGCCGCCACTCGGTTGAAGATGGTGACGTTGTTCCAAGTAGTGACTGTGAGGCCAGCTGAGAGGAACAGCGGAGTAA